AGAGCATGGCGATGCAGCAATAGCAGCACTCACCCAGGATCGCCGAATAATCGAGAATATTCGCGGCACCGCTGCTCAACCCCGTGGTGCTCTGCGCGATATCCACGGTGACGCCCGCAGGCGCGTAGTTAAGCCGTTGATGCCAGTTGAAGATCGGCATCATGCCGTTGCCGACGGTGCCCTTGTTCTTCGCCGTCAACGTCACCGTGCCGGTGGCGGCAGTCACCGTGAACGGCAGCGTCGGGTCAACATTCAGCGCCGCCGCCACCGCCGTGGCGATGTCGAGCGGGACATCGTTCTCGTGCACCAGCGTCGAAGTATTCCAGCGGCCATCGGCGATGAAGATGTCGACCCGGCCGTCGGAGGTGGCGGTGCCGGTAAAGGTGATGGTGTACACCGCTGCCGCCGTGGCTCCGACATCGGCGTCCTGACGCGGCAGCGCGTAGAATTCCATCGCCTGGGTCGGGCAGCAGCCGAACGCCGTCTTCAAGCCTTCGGAAATGACGCTGCCCGCGCCGAACAAAGTATCGACATCGCGCAACGCCGGAATCTTGCGCAGCGTATCGGGGTCGGCATCGCCGGTGTCGAGCATCTGACCCTCGACCAGCACCCGGCACTTCGACGGGTAGGCATTCAGCGAGGGATCGAAGCAGATCCTGATTGCGCCGGAGCGCAGGGAGTCAATCGCCATGAAAGGTCACTCCTTTGCAACAGTGAACGGGATGGCTGCTTAGTCGGCAGCCGGTTTCTTGCGCTTGGTCTCGTACTGATCGCGATCACGCACTTCCAAATCATGATGGTGATCGATCAGCCGCCGAATGAACGGCACATCCGGCACCGGCACGAACTTATCTGTTGGGATAATTCGGCCTTCGTAGTAGGCCCTGCGGCCTTCCACGGTCTTCACGTAGATCATTGCCACATTGGGCCTCCTCTTCTTGCCAAAACCGATGCTGATACTCACATCGATGCCGAATAGTTGACGTTCAGCACGTCGTTAACTTGGATTGTTTTGTCGCCAGTAACAAAAGTACTAGCCGAATAAAGGACGCCGGTAGTGCTGTCCTGAACATTGGTCGCACCGGCACCGAACACCAAGAATGCGCCTTTGAGCGCCCCCGCCGTGGTGAAGGTGAACTGCGCGTAGCTGCTCAGCGTCTTAGTAGCGTTAGCAGCGGCGGCGAACACCGTAGTAGGGCGCGTGTTGCTGTACTTCGGGTCGGTGCCGCCACCAGCCTCGAACCATCCCGGATGTGAGGCCATGGTGTCGGTGACCGCCACCTGACTGTATCCAGTAGCAGCAATCAGCCCGATGAAAGGCCCGACCACCGTATAAGGATTGCCAGCCAAGAAAGCGTCAAGCGCAGCGTTTCTGCCGACGGTGACAACGACATTGCGGATGCTTTCGCACCACTTCAACCGGCCCTGCTGGTCATAGCACTCGAACGTGTAAATACCGGAAGCATGAGCCTCTTCAGCAATGCTGGCACCACGAATAACCGACGCATCGGCCATCGCTACGGCGTGTGCTGCTTCCATCGTCTTAAACTCCTCTCAGACGGATTTCCGTCGGCCGAAATGTTCACTTCGTCAGGCCAACAAATGCCCGGAGGTGGACAGAGATTAAAGCTGATCTTGAACGGGTCGCCTTGCGGCGGGTTGGACGCACACCACTGGAACGACGCGATGAACCCGAAAGTCAGCGTCACCGCGAATGGGTCGGCGGTGAGATGCATGGCGCGGTAAGCGATGCGCTCGCCATTCGGCGTCGGCCAGCGCGTGATGTTGGTCAGCAGCGTGTCACGTATCTGTTCGTAGGGATAATACGACCAGAACGGGGTCTCGCCTTTGTCGTTCTTATATCGCACCGGCTTGAGCCAGAACTCGACAACGAACGTATCTTCGACATTGACGATGCCGTTGTAACTATTCGAAGGCGACTTCCCCATGCTTTTAACAAACCCGCACATCACCAGCGGCAGCGTCGGGGTGTTTTCTTTGGTGATAGTTGCATCGGATACCGCCAGCGACCGGCCCTCTAATTCCGGGAACCACTCGGCGATGGCTTCGGCAAGCGCAGGCAGGAGCCGGATGTCGCTGGTAGGAGAAACTTGGAATGCGTCTTGATCGACGACGTTCATCTAACCGCTGGAATGATGAAGAACATCAGCACTAGAGCTACAACGACCATCGCCAACATAATCAAAATGTATGGAGGCGGCCGCATCTCAACCGTGAACCCACTGTACCCAACGGCCCAAAGCGCCCTGGCTTTTTGCAATGCCTTCCTTCAGCGCATCATCGCTCATCTTGCGCCGCGCCATCTTGCTGGTGCCTCCACGCAGATAGAACGAATAATGCATGCTGGTGCCGACTGTCACTTCGTCAACCGTGACTTCCGACCTGATCGTGCGCCTTAGATTGCCGGTGCGCGAATTCGGCCAAGCGCCGGGAGCCGACGGCCCCGGGTATTGGCCCATGCCGTTGCGGAAGGCTTCCTCGGAAGCGGTGCCAATAGCGTCGAGCCAACGATGGACCGCATTAGGGTCTTTGCGAGCGTGGAACGGAGCCCACGGCGTGAAGATGATCTGGATCCCTGCCATCAGAGTCGCACGTTACTGGGTTGCGGCTGCAATATGTTGTTGATCGGCGGCAGCACATCCGGCGACCGCTCGATCAGGTGCGTGCTCAGCAAGATCCACTCGTCGGCATCATCGAAGCCGAGATACTTGTACCAGCGCGGTGAGGTCTTCAGCCGTTCTTCGTAAATCCACGCCATCGAGCTGAGTTCGAGCCACGTTCGTGAGCGAATGATGATGCGGTGCGTCTTCCAGGCGTTGTAGCTCTCTTTGAACGAATACCCAGCGGTCGATTGGAACGACGGCAGGTTCAACGCATCGTCGATGCGCGCCCATACCCAGGTCACCGGGTTGCGCGACAGCACCATCATGCCGTTCTCGGTAACGACATCGTTCTGCGTGCACAACGCAATGCGCCGCTTCAAGTCGGCGATCTTGATTTGCGGTTTAGCGAGTTCGAACAACCTACACCACCTTGTAAATCTTGGCGCGCACCGCGCAGTCCTTAGCCTCAAGCAGCTTACGCAATGCCGCAGTGCGTTCGGCATTGGCAGGCAAATTGTAGTACATCTCTTCCGCCAATTCCTTGAACGCTTGGCTAACCGCCTGCAAGTCGGTGGGCAGATGTTCGTAACTGAAGAATTGCATAATCTCGGCGGACATCAGGTGTTCTTCTCCCAACTCGGTCATAGGATGTCTGTATCTAAAATACGCCACGTCTCCAGCGCGCCGGAAGCGATGGCGATGTTGTTGGTGCCCATAGCCCCTTCAGAACGCGCGTCACGGCGATTGCGCACCGTCAAGATCTCATCACCAGGATGCTGCAGCACCCAGGCGATGTATTGCAGGCAGCCCAGCACGACGCCGTTCGGCACGTCGGCCGCCGACGCATAGCCCGCCCGGTAGGTCGCCAGCATCCCGGCATTGGGCCGATATTCAGAACACGGGTTGCAGCAATTGGTGAGATCGAGATAGCCGTAACGTATCGGCATCTGAAAACTGCGGGTGCCGGGCTTCACCCGTATCGGCATGTTGGTGCCGGGATGCTGGCCGCCGGAGATGTAGACGATGCCGTCGGACACCGCGTACTGCAGCCGCACCCGATAATACGGCTTGACCGGCACCAGCCCAAACGACGGCTGCAGATGATAGCCGTAGGGGCTGGCATGGTGATGGTGCCGTGGAAAGGCAGGACCGTGAACCGGCTCCTGGATGACCTTCTGCGCCGACAGCAGCAAGCCGGTGTAGAACTCGGCAGCCTCGACCGCAGCGGCGCGGTACGTCGCCAGCAGCGCGTCAGTGGTGCCGGGAATGTCGTCGGTCTTGGTGTGCTGCCTGATCAAATCGAGCGACAACCGCCCGCTCCAATCGAGCGGCGTCTCGGTGCCGATGATAAGCGGGACCGGGTCGCCAGCGGGCTGAGTCGTCGTCGTGTTCAGCACTTAGCTAGCCTGATGTCGTAGCAATCGACGCGATTGTAGCAAACGTTCTCGCAGTCGATTGCGCCCTGATAGACATTGAGCCGCCAGACCTCGCACAACTGCGCTGCTGGCGTGACCTGCAACGGAAACGACACGCGATTGTAGTTGTAGTTGATCTGCACGCCGTCCTGCAGCACCGACACGTGCGGGGTGTTGGCGACGTTGGTGATCGGCTGGCCGACGCCGACAATCGCCTCGAAAACCACCGCTGCGTTGATGCCGTCGCTGACCGATGCATAGAAGCGGTCGATGCCCTGCGCGTTGGCCAGCGGCGTGTAGACGAAGGTGCCGCTGGGGTCGATGGCTACGCTGCCTTTCTGCAGGCCATAGGGCCAGTACACCAGCTTGAACGTCAGCGGGTCACCTTCGGGGTCGGTCACCAGGGTGCCGAGATCGCCGTTCAGCACGGTGTTGATCGCGGTGGTGAATGCCACCTGGGGTGCCGGTTGGGGCGGGAGGTTTGCTCCACCCGACACCCCGCAGGTCGCTTGTTGCTCAAGCTGAAACTGCGGGACGCAGTGCAGCCTGCCGACATTGGCGACCCACATCGTGTAGTCGATGGCGATCTTCTCGGTGGTGCCCGGCCGCATCTGAATGACATCGCAGCAGCAGGTCTGACAGGTGTCAGGCGTCTGCACTGCCGGGGCCGCATCGATGGTGAACTGCAGCATAGCTCTACGCCTCCAATAAGACCTCGGCAGTGTGTCGATCACTTAGTCGTGGTATTCTCGGTCTTCTGTTCCGGCACATTGGCCTGCCCGAACGCCAATGCCGTCGGCGGGCAAGCGAAGCAGGCTGGCACCGCCAGCGGCAGAGCGTTGGACCCGCCGCAAGGCGGCGTGCAAGTCGTTGGCAAAGTCATTTACTGGTCCTCCTTTAGAGACTCGTTGCATTCGGCGATTTCCGCCGCCGTCATCGCCCGCGCCCACTTCCGGTTGATCAGTGTGCGTGCGATTTCAGATTTGAGAACGACGTACATCCCCTGCTCGACCGGCCATTCGACCTTGAAGTAATTGTCGTCGGAAGCCTTGAACCGAAACCAATTGGTGGTGCCTTTCTCGACGCCGTTAATGTGCAGCATGACAACGCCGGTCAAGCCCGACTTGTTGCTGCCGGTTACGGGATCGAGAGGCTCTTTGAATTCTTCAGCCAACGGCGCATCCAGTTTTTGACATAGCCAGGGCTGCTCTTCAGTCGCACCTGGGCACGCACATCGGTGGCGACATCGATCTCCTGCATCACCTGGATCTCGCCGTCGATGTCGGCGGTGAACTTCAGGGTCTTGGTGCGATGCTGATCGGTCAGCCGCATCTGCAGCGGCGTCAGCAACATCGGCTCGCTGGGGCCGATGGCGTTCAGCTTGTCGTTCAAACCCGGGATGAAGGGAATGAAACAGTCGTTGCCTTCTTCCCGGGCAAACACGAACAGACGTGCGAGGTCGGCAGAGCGCACCAGCTTCGCGGTGAGTGTAACCTCATCACCGTGAGCCACCGTCAGAGCCTTGCCGACCTCGACACGCATCAGTGCTGCGGCCCGTGCAGGGTCACGACACCGATCAGACTGGCCCCGCCAGCGGTCGGCACGGCCTGGACGAACGCACCCACCGGGCAGGGAATGCCTGCGGTGCAGCGCGCTCCCTTCTTGGTGCCCGAAGGAACGGTGATCGTGCTCTGCGGCCCCGGCACTGCGCCCCAATCGGCGACACAGGTCAGAACCTCCGGCACGTCGGCAAAGGTGCCGGGCACGCACGGGTCGGGGCTCCCGGCGGGAGCCGCCTGGATGTTGATCACGGCGTCGGCCGCGAGATCGGCAGTGACCGTGAAGGTGAAGGCGTAGCCGTTATAGCCGCGCACATCGACCGGGTGCGACGCAGTGCCGTCCCAAGTCAGGACGCCCGCGTTCTGAATCGCGTAGTTGAACTGCATGGATGGGTTTCCTTCTGAATGAGGGGATTACGGCCCGACGTTGAGGATGGTGGCGGCCCGGCAGCAGCCGATGAAGCCGCCATCCTCGGCCCCGAGCGCATAGGCCACGCACCACGCGCTCGACTTGCCTTCCCACTGCTCGATCCAGAGCGGCCGTTTGCTGACGGCGTAGTACGCCATCTTCCAGTTGCCCACCGCGCAGAAGAAATCGCCGGAGATCAGCGGGCTGCCGCCAGAACCGACAGTGAGGTTGTGCGTCGGGTCGAACAGGCAGTTCGAGATACGGATGTTCTCGCTGACATTGGCAGGCGAGTACGCCATGATGCCGTCGCCGAACAAGAACCGGCCGATGCTGTCGGTCTGGGTCGCCAGATGGGTGAACGCATTCTGGTGCATCACCGCCGTGATCGGGCCGCCGTACTCCACCGGGATCGACGAGTAGATGGCGCGGAATTCGACGTGCGTCACCGCCGCCGACGCCGTGGTGCGCACCTGGAAGCAATTGTCGGCCTTCATCCAGCCCAGCGGCATGTTCTGGCCGTCGCCGATCATCAGTGCCTGATTGCGCGCGATGCGGTAGGCGCGCTGCGCCGCCCGGTACATGAAGCCAAGCAGATCGTAGTTGGCTTCGGCCAGCACTTTGCGCTGGAAGCAGAACACGCCGCGCCAATCGTAGGTCTTGCCGTTGAGATACTGAATGTTGCCCTCGGGGCCGAACTCAGCATCGCATTTGGCATCGCAGTCGTACTGACCAATCGCGCCGTAGTCGTTGACGCGAGGATACATGAACGACGACTTGCCGACGGTGACGCTGGAATACAGATCCAGCAACTCAGCGCAGGTCACGATACAATCGATCTCGATGCCGAGCAGCTCCGGCGAGAAGAACGCCGAATCCAGCGACGACGCCTCGAACGCCTTGGTCTCCATCTCGGTGAACGAGCGAATGATCTTCTGGCGCGGCTCGATGCCGACCTTCATCAGCTTCCTGACCGCCGAGCGGTAGTGCTTGGCGACGATCAGGTTGTCTGTGTTGGGGACGAACTCGTCCTCGGTGCCGCCCTTGAACAGAAACGCCCGGCGCTGACACTCAATGGCGGCCCGGGTGTCCGAATCCTCCAGATCCTTGCCGCCTCTGATGATCGGGGCGTCGAGTTCCTTTTTGATCTGGTCGTACGCCTGGGTCAGCGTCTGCAGCTTGACGATCTGATCGGCGTACTCCTTGCCGTGCTGCTCGACCGTCTTCTTGAGGGTCTCGTTGTCGGCTTTGACGCCGGAGTAGTGGTTGTTAAGTTCAGTGTATTGCTTGTCGATGTCGGCCTTGGTCTTCTGCATCGCCGCAGTGACATCAGCCAACTCTTTCAGCAGCATTTCGGCGGCCGCTTCGCCGGTCTTGATATCGGAAGGGGCTTCCTTGGTGATCATCACCCCGCGATAGATTTGCGACTTGTCGAGAACAGCGGTCTGCATGATTGCAGATTCCCTTTTACTGGGGGGCGCTGCCAAACACGGCTCTGGCCTTCATGACCTGATCGCTGGCAGCTTTGAGGAATTGCGCGCCCAGCATGGGACGAGCGGTCGGAGGTTCGCGCCTGCCAGCAAGGGCATGCGGGAACAATTCGGGCGAGTTGCGCATCAACTCAAAGA